CGTCAAAGTCAAAACTACCAGGCGCTACCGTGTGACGGGTAACCTGCACCATAAAATCAGTGCCACGAACTGACCATTCATCCTTATGTTTGAAGTCAATCATCATCATTACACTCCAGCCATTCGCCGCACTCAGGGCAGACGGATTCAAGTTCAACGGCACGCGCATAGTCGCAGTGATAGCCGCACTCAGGGCAGGACGCGCTAGGCCGTGCTGGCGCGTCGATTGGGTTAGGCCGTTCACTCATCATGGCCAATCGCCTGTAGCTTGCTGATGCGCTCAAGCAGCAGGTTGACGCGCGACTGAGACTGCGCGCGCTCTTCTTGCACTTGCGCTTCGAGGTTGTCGATTTGAGCTTGGCGGGTGTCGATTTCGGGGAAGTCTAGTTCGACTTCTTGTGAGCCGAGCCAGACCATGCCAGTCATGCAGGATTTGTATGGTCGATAGTCAGAATCAAGCACAGTAGTTGCGCCTTCTTCGTCGAACTCGCCAACCTTTGCGTACATATGCAGCGTCACTAGCTTTTTCATTTTCTGTTACTCCGATCAGTGAATGATAATTGAAGAGCAGCGGCCAGACTCGCCAGCGCGCATGCTGTGCTCGGTGAAGTCGCCATGGCAACCGCACTCGCAGCGATAAAGATTGCGCGGAACTTGGCGAATAGCGGTGTCGCCTTCTGCGCATTGCTTAACCTTGCCGCCAGACTGGAAGAATGCTTCGATCTGCGCGTTGATGTCTTGGGTTTTCATCCTGCTTACTCCGTCGTTGTTTCGCTTCGATGTACAGACTATATACGCGACACTATACAGGCGCAAGTGGCTTTTTTGATTTACAATGCAGATTCATGGCCTAGGAATTGCATAGCATGAAGTGGATGATAGAGGCGCAGAAATTCATCGGCCTGCGCGAAACGGTTGGCAGCGCCAGCAATCCGGCGATCGTTCAATTCTGGAAAGACATTAAGCGCGGCGGTATCAAAGACGACGCGACTCCGTGGTGTGCAGCATTTGTCGGCGCAATGCTCGAGCGTGTCGGTATTCGCTCAAGCCGGTTTGAGTCGGCAAAGTCGTACCTTGAGTGGGGCGAATTACTGAAAGAGCCTACGCCAGGATGCGTTGTCGTATTCTCCCGTGATGGCGGTGGCCACGTTGGCTTTGTAGTTGGGCAGGACAAGGCTGGCAATCTGCTGGTGCTTGGCGGAAACCAAGGCGATGCTGTCAACGTAAAAGCCTTCCAGCGCTCTCGTGTGACGGGTTATCGCTGGCCATCTGGCATTGCGTGCCAGCATAATCAACTGCCTGTTATGGGCGCTGCTGAGCTGTCTAAGGGTGAAGCATGAGCCTACTAGCAGCCGCAACCGCACTACTCCCAACAATCTCCGGTCTGCTGGATAAGCTGATACCAGACCCCGAGGCGCGCGCAAAGGCGCAGCTTGATCTGCTGAAACTGCAACAAGACGGCGCATTCAAAGATCTGGACGCGCAACTGCAAATCAACCTGGCACAAGCGGAGATTAACAAGGTCGAAGCAGCCAGCCAGAACGGATTTCAAGCGGGATGGCGCCCGCTTGCTGGCTATATGTGCGTGGCCGGCCTGGGTTATGAGTTCCTGTTGCGCCCGCTGCTGCCTTGGGTGCTCACGGTATCTGGGGTAGAAGCGCCGCTATTGCCTTCGCTTGACGGCGTTCTATTCGAGATGATTTTCGGGATGCTCGGCCTTGGAACATTGCGCACTGCTGATCGGTGGAAGCGGATTTCAGCTATCACCAAATAGGCCGCACTGCAACGCCTCCCACTTAGCACGCTCAGCATCACGCGCGGACTTACCAGCCGCGCTATCCTCGTGCATTCGCTTCTGCCATACATCCATGCGAATTAGCGCGTCCTGGCTTGCGTCGTAATGGTATGACGCGCCCATGTACTTGCAGCCGCCAAAGTGGCGAGCTACGGATAGTTGGCTGTGGCTGACGGTGTGGATTTCTTCGGGCGCTTTCACTGTACCGACTCCAATAAGAAGCCCCGGCGAACCGGGGCTTATTCAACTATATCAGCATGTCTTGAATTGGGATTTCTACAGAATCAAACCGGCTTGACGCCATCGTAAGGTTAATCCGCGCCTGCTTAAAATAGCTGTCTTTAAGCTCGATCCCGATTGCTTTGCGACCCATGCTGACCGGGCTGTAAACCTCAGAACCTACACCCATAAACGGCGTGAGTACCGTATCGCTCTTGTTGCTATACATGTAGACAATGCGGTCAATAACGTCCAGTTGCAGCGGGTGGACGTGCTTCTCGTCATCTTCCTCTTTGCTGTCGCGGTACGGCAGGACGTTATCAATCCGAATGTCGTCCCAGAACGCATCAGCGTAACGACGCCAGGTGTAGTGGCTCAGCTTATTTGTCTTCGGGTCGTTATGGTCAGCGTAAGAATAATTCAGGTGCGCCCATAGCTGTTCAGGCGTATCCATTTTCGGGTTCTGGTCGTCGTTGTTCCACGCCTGCATAAAGTGCGGCAATATCGGCTGCTCGCCAAAATACGGGAACTCAGTCAGGCCGAAAGGATGCACAACCGGGTCAACCGACTCGCCCTTCTTAGTGAAAATCAGAACATAGTCAGGCATGGCCGAAAAGCACTGGGTCATATCCTCGACTACCAGCTTGTGCATCAGGCTTTTAACCATGGTGCGCATACGAACCTTTAGCGGCTCTTTGCGCACGATCTGACGGCAGCGATACTGGAAGCCGTGGCGCGCATGAATTTTGATTATCTCGTTCGGGAAGTCCCACAGGTTGCATGAGTTATCGAAAACATCCGTGCAATGCACGGCAGTGATCCGGCCGGGCTTGGTAACTCGCGCAATCTGCTCGACCAAAAAGTCATACTGCTGCAAAAATTGCTCACGGCTTTCGCAGTTCGACATATCGCGCGGGTCGCTGGAATATTGGTACAGGCCGGCGAATGGCGGAGAATATACCGACAGGCCGATTGAGTTATCAGGAATAGTAGGCAGCACCTCCATGCAATCCGAGTTGTAGATTGCATATTGGTCGGTGACGATCTGGTCTTTTACTGTGCTCATTGCAGGAACTCCGGGAGGTTTACTTGCTTGTCGAATGGCTTAAGGATGTGCGTGAACTCGCGATTTGCGTTCTCGACTAGGTTCGCGTGCAGGGCGATTGCTTTCTGCGTCTTTTCTTCCAGCGCTTGCATTACGCGCTCTTGCCCTTCGCTGATAACCATATCGGCGGTGACTATGCGCTTTTGACCAAATCGCCAGAACCGGCGAAGCGCCTGATACCACTGCTCATAACTCCAAGTCGGGAAGTAGACTGTATGGTTGCAGTGCTGCCAGTTCAGCCCCATAGATGTCATTTTCGCCTTTGTAATAAGACGCTGAATGTCCCCATTTGCAAAGGCCATTAGCACGTCTTCTTTTTTGTCGATGCTCATGCCGCCTTTGATCTCTACCGCATCAGGATCAAGCTCGGCCAGTAGCGCAGACTCTTCGTTTAGGTTGCACCAGTATACCGAGCACTTACCTGACGCCAGATCTATCGCGCGCTCGCATCGTTCTGGCACGGTTGACTTTTGTTCTGCGCGAACCTCTGTCATCGTCTTGGCAGGCATGGCAAACAGTGATGCCTGACCATTGACCACCCATGCATCACGGTTATAGACCATGTGCTTAACGGTATTCAGGGGTGGTAGGTCGTAACCTTCATTCGAGAACCCCAGGTCGCTAGGTCGCTTAATCATGATCGACCACTGGTTTACCCAAGCGAAGAAGTCGCGCTCTGCGTGAGGCTTCAGGTAGAACTTTTCCCCGATGTTCCGATTGTTGCTGTCTACGCTGTTCTGGTTGCTCTTGAAGAACTTCCCGAGCATATCCATGTAACCCATATAGCCTAGCGCCTCTGAGCTGTTGCCCAGTTCGATAAAGTCGTTTGGCGAAGGGGTGGCAGTGGAAAGCAGGCGGTATTGCACGCGCTTGATAAAGGCGACTATCTGGTCGCGGATTTTTCCGTCGAAGTTTTTTAGGATGCTGGACTCGTCAAGCAGAACGGCGGCAAAGTCATCAGGGTTTAGATGATGTAGGCGCTCATAGTTGCAGACGACAATTTTCTTGTCGTACTTTCCGTCCTTCGTGTGGCAAATATCATCAATGCCAATTCGCTCAGCCTCTTTCAAAAACTGGAATGCAACGGCAAGCGGGGTAAGGATCAGAACAGGCTTGTTTGTTTTCAGCACTACGTTATAAGCGAAGGCAAGCTGCATTAGGGTTTTCCCTAAGCCAGTGTCTGCAAACAGACCGATACGGCCCTTGCGAACAGCCTTGGATATAACGGCTTCCTGAAAATCAAAAGCGCTATCAGGCATCCATATTGGATCAAAGCCATGATCAGCTATCGAGTGTCGCTTACCTGCGATAAATTCCTGATAGTTCACTTGATCATCCCCTTCTGACGCATAGTCGATAGGCGCTTTTCTGTCCGCTCCCGCGTGTATACGCCGCGAGGCTCCTTGGTTGCATTATCCTGGCCGTGTGCTGGCCACTGGATGCGCATTCCGTATGCGTTTTGAAGTCGGCGGAACTGGTCTTGACCAGAAAACCCAAGCGCTTTGGCCGTTGTGCCGCTGGCGTAACCGTCTGACGCAAAGCCGCGCACAACATCCCAAAAGCGCTCGCCGAACTCTGATTCGACTTGGCGCATGATCTCTACTCGGCGCATTTTTCTACCCTAATTCGTTGGTTTACGTGCGCACTGTATAGCTTGTGCGCACGGTTGTATAGCGTTATTTACTCTTTAACGAACGCCCCGCCTGCTACCATGCGGCCTTTGCGATCCTTGATCTCTAGCCAGGCGGATTCGCAGCACTCGTTAATGTCGAGGCCCGACATAACCGACAGATTGACCAGGCATACGATCACGTCGCCAATCGCGTCTTGCAGTGCAGCCTGGTCGCCTTTAATCACTGCGTCTGCCAGCTCGCCCATCTCGGAAACGGCCTTAAGTGCCTGCGCGTGCTTGGTGCTGTGCTCATAAATACCGCGCACTTCTGCCCAGCTTTCGACGTTGTTGCGGAATTGTTCGAAGGTCATGCGGTTTGCTCCAGTTTGCCCGCCGCTGTGGGCTGGTTGGGTTAGTACAGCTCTTTGCTGTTGATGTTTATCCCGGCCTCGCTAGCAATCCTTCGCAGTATTGCCCGCGTTATACCAAGCTCCCGGCATATGTCGCGCTGCGTCATGCGCTTGCGAGCAAGTTCGCGCACCTTGCCGACCATAGCCTTGCGGGCTTTCTCGCGGTGATATTGCTGAGCCAGCGTGTTGTTGGCCGCGAACGTAACGCCAAGCTCTTTTGCCAGGCGCTGGATCGTTGTAGGGCGCAGTTTTAGAACCTTGGATGCCGCCACAAATCCAGAGTTAACGAACGGCTCAAGCTGGGCGGCGGTAATCATGCCGCAGCCAGCCCGAGCACTTTGTTCATGCGCTCATCCAGTAGCTCGTAGAATATCTTGACTCGTTCGGCCAGATTGCGAATGTATTTCTCGTCACGGTACATGCGCTTAACGAACAGCGGCATACCCGGCCAGTAGCTAACGAAGTCGATCCATTCCCGCTCAGCTACCCACAAGCCGCCCTGGCACTGCGCTACGTGCTCCTTTGGCACTTCACCGCCAAGGATCACGGCCACCTGAAACTTTGGCAGCTTCGACTTGATTTCAGTCAGGCCGCTATCACCAACCAGTGAGTCAGGCGAATAGCCGCAACCGTGGTTTAGGATAATTGCCGCTTGCTCTGTCTGGATGTCTTCGCGCGCCTCATACAGCGCACGCGCGATGCCTTCCAGTTCGTGCCCGCGCTCAGTTGCTCGCGTGGTGAATGGTAGTTCAGCAGCCTCGCCCGTAATGCGCTCGCCAATCAGCTGATCCATGTATGTGAATGCAGCAACACCGAATCCGCCTTCTCCCTTGCCATTGACTAGGATGCACTCAAGCTCCGACATGGTGACGATCCCGAGGCGAATGGAAAGCCACTCTTGAGAGCCTTGCTCAATATCCTTGATGACTTGCATTACACTTGCTCCGTGTCGCGGCGATAGGCTTTGGTAAGCTGCGCCAGGGCCTTGTCATACGATGCCTTGGCAATGTCTTCCGGCTCGCCATGAATTGAGATAAACCCGGCCTGCGTTTCTGGTTTGCATTTTTCCATCATGGCGCGAATCGACTTCGCCTGTTGCTCGGTAATGCTGGCAACTGGAGTGGCTGCATAACCGTCGTCATCCTCGCCACGGGTTGAGATGTTAAGCAACGCGCACAAAACATAGCGCTTGCCGTAGCTGGTTGAAGATCCAACCGCCTGCACTGCGTTTTTGCTGCCGCTGGTATCGGTCGGCAGTAGCATGGTCGTCTGCTCGCGATGGCCCTGCCGGTGCATGAGGATGCCTGTCACGCTAATTCCTGCCTGTGCGTGCTCAACCTTGAACGATACCGCAAAGCCGTGTTTCTGCATGATCGGCTTAATGACGTCGTTGATGTCTTCAAGCGTGGCATATCGCACTGTGCCGTGACCCTTGCCGCGCTCTGCGATGCTTGGCAGCTCGCACTGCATTTCAGCCATTGCAGCGTTGAACGATGCCTGAGCGTTAACGGCCTGCATGCGTTCGTGCATGGCCATAAGGCGTTCCATTTTTTCGATGTCACATTGCGGGTCTGCGGCGGCGCGCTGGATCACCTGCATGATCGTTGCCGACTCTGCCTGCGCTACAAGTGCGCTTTCCTGGCGTTCTACTAGCTGGCTCATTCTGCTACTCCGGTTGGTTGCTGACGTTGCACATGATGGATCATCCTTAAGCCGTCGTCAACACCGCTTGCAATTAAATTACAAGCGGCTATCATGTGAGCCACCAACAACGAAACGAGTATTGACCATGCGAGTAGAAGAGGTTTTAGAGTATTTCGACACCAAGCAGCACATTGCCCGCGCCATTGGCATTAGTGAATCTGCCGTCTATCAGTGGGGCGAACTTGTGCCTATGTCACGCCGGCAGTCTGTACGCATGGCCATGAAAGAGCGCGCCGACGAATTGGAGCTTGAAGCAAAGCGCCTGCGGGCACGGGCGGCAGAATGACCAAATCCGAACACAAGGCCCGCGCAGCTCAGCTAGCCTGGAAAGTCCGCCAGTGCTACAGCAAGCCGGCCAAGAAAGTAATGGTCAGCGAACGCCTAAAGCCCTTGCTTGAATCGCTCAAGGGGTAGGTGATGCACTACTACAAATTCAACATTAAGGACTGGACGCGCGACACTGCGCATTTGTCCGTAGAGGAAGAGGGCGTCTATCGTCGCCTGCTTGACCATTATTACGAAACAGAAAGCCCGATCCCACAAGAAACCCAGCCGCTTATTCGTCGGTTGCGACTGGCAGGCCACGAGCAATCATTGCAGATTGTGCTTGGCGAGTTTTTTGCTTTGGAATCAGACGGTTATCATCAAAGCAACTGTGACAAGCAGATAGCCGCTTACCATGCAAAGGCGGATACAAATAGGGCTAACGGTAAGCGCGGAGGAAGGCCATTAGAACCCAAAGAAAACCCAGTCGGTTCCCAAGAAAAAGCGACTGGTAACCTTAACCATAAACCAATAACCAATAACCAAGAACCATTAACCAGTAAATCAACATCACTTGTCGCTGACGCTCCGGCACCAAAGAAAAAGGCGGCTGCACTGGGAGTTGATTTTCTTGTTTTTAACGGAGCTGACGAGCAGCACGCCGCAGATTGGCTAAAGGCTAGGAAGGCTCCGCTAACAGCTACGGCCTGGGCGGCGGTTGAGCGGGAAGCGTCAAAGGCAGGAATAACGGCAGCAATGGCGGTTCAAGTGTCCGCTGAGAACTCATGGCGCGGGTTCCGTGCCGACTGGTATGCAAACTCAAGGGGTAATCATGGATCACATCAGCAAGATCACCAGCGCGTCGACAACTCAGCAGTCGGTCGAGTCAAGCGGGCAATCGCAGAAGGCCAAGCCCGCGAAGCTGGCACAGAACCTATGCGACACTTTGAGCCTCAAGATGGCGGAGATTTACGGGCACCGCTGGACGGCGAGTTTCGGAGAGAGGATTGACCAGAATCACGCATGGGCATCTGTGCTGGCTGGCATGACTGGCGCTCAGATTGCAGCCGGTCTTAATCACCTGGTTACCGCTCGCCTTGCATGGCCACCAACGGCGCCTGAGTTTTTGTCGTTCTGCGAGGCAAAGCCAACCGCAGAAAGTCTTGGTCTGCCAAGGGCTGACAAGGCATTCGCGGAGGCATGCACAAACAGCCACCCAAGCGCTCAGAAGGTTGCCAAGTGGTCGCATGATTGCGTTTATCACGCCGCCACTGAAACTGGTTTCTATGCGCTCAACAACATGAAGGAAGAAGAAAGCCGAAAGCTGTTCAGTCGGAACTACGAGATTGCAGTTCGTGATTTCATTGACGGAAAGCCTATGCGCTCTATTCCGCTCGCATTGCCTGAAAGCACTCCAGCGGAGCGAGACGAAAAAACGGCCGCCGAGGCAATCAAGGCAATGCGCGCAATTGTTCGCGGTGACGACCTGTGAACTGGGCAAAGCAAAGCGAATGGCTTATGAGTGCTGGCGCGTACAAAGTGGCCAAGTTTCTTGACTGCCAGTTTGCGCAATACAGGGCAAGCCGTGGCGGAAGGTTCATTGGGGCGCCGGTAGGTAGCTTTGAGGCTGCGGCGAAGATCTGCGAAAACAACCACGCCATCATGGGTGACTCAAATGACGATTGAAACAAAAGTGCAGCGTGTTTACTGGGCGCCAACGCGCGGGCGGCGCTACCTTGACAAAGCGTCAGCAATACGCGCAGAAGCAAGGGCAATCATTCGCAAACATTGCCCGGATGAAAAGGGATGCCAGGAGCCAGGGTGTGGCTGCGGTGACCGGCCGTGGAGCCTGGACATCGAAGAGCCGCTGAGATACGCGCGATACATCAGGCTGCTGACCAAAGCATTACAGGTGACGATAAAATGACCAACCTTCAGCATCTGGCGGTGCAAGCATTAATTGCAGATGGCTTTGCAATTCATCAGGTAGCGAAAGCGGTGCGCATGTTCAAGGGTAACGACTACCGGCTAGTGATGGCTGACGGATCGCAGAAGCGGGCGAAGGGTGCCCGGCGATGAGCGAGCGCATATCAGTAAACAGCCAGGCCAAGCTATCCGAGGCAATCACAAAGCTTACGGCTGCATTCCGAGAGCATAAGTTTGTGGTTGTGTCGTATCGGCCTGGAAAGGATCGCACGCTAGACCAGAATGCGCTGTGGTTCGCCATGTACCAGCGAATCGCGCAGATGACAGAGATAGGCGACGTAGAAGACGCGCGCAAATACTGCAAGCTGCATTTTGGCGTGCCGATTATGCGCAAGGCCGACGATGATTTCCGCCATGCGTGGGGCGTGTCATTCCTGCTGCTGACCTACGAAACCAAACTAGAGCTTATGGGGCCGTGCGCATTGTTCGGCCCGGATGGGTTTCCGGTTACTCGGCTATTCGACCGGGCGCAAGGGATTGCCTACACCGATAAGATCGTCTCTGAGTTCAGCGCAAAGGGTGTGGTGTTTGATGACTTGCTAGGAGGCGACCAGGCGTGACCATCAAGCCGAAAAAAATACGATGCAAGAAGTGCGCCAACTGCAAAGAATCATTCCAGCCATCGCGAAGTTTTCAGTCTTGGTGCTCGCCGGAGTGCGCCGTAGTGATTGCACGGCTTAAGCAAGCCAAGCAAAAGGCTCAGGAAGCCGCCAACGAGCGCGTACAGCACGCGAAAGCCAAGGAGGCGGTAAAGACGCGCGCACAACACATGAAAGAGGCTCAGGCGGCGTTTAACGCGGTTATAAGGGAAAGGGACAAGGATCTTCCGTGTATTAGCTGCAACCGCCACCACGCGGGCCAATTCCATGCTGGACACTATCGCAGCGTAGGAAGTTCGCCTGAGTTGAGATTTGAGCCGTTGAACGTCCACAAGCAATGCGCGCCATGTAATAACCACAAGAGCGGAAACGTGGTCGAGTACCGCATAAGCCTGGTTAGGCGCATAGGTCTGGAGAAGGTCGAATGGCTGGAAGGCCCGCACGAGCCAAAGCGCTACACCATTGAGGATGTCAAGGCGCTAAAGGCTCAATTCAGGGCTGAGCTGCGAGCGATGCAGAGTGTAAATTAACCCTATACAACCACCCCGCACCACTATACAATCAGCTTCAGGAAAGGGCCGATTTGCGGTTAATGTAATAACATAACAATTTGGAGTGATGAGAATGAAGAAGCGCATATGGGCGTCAGTAAGTGGCGGCCTGACAAGCATGATGATGGCCAGGCTAATCCAAGAAAGTCATCCGCCATCCATCTACGACGTGCGGTTTATTTTTGCCAACACAGGACAGGAACATGACAAAACTCTGGAGTTTGTGGATCGCTGCGACCGCGAGTGGGGATTGGGCGTGGTCTGGCTTGAATCGGTTACACACCGAGATTCGCGCACCGGCTGCACCCATCGGATCGTCAGCTTTGAAACCGCAAGCCGAAACGGAGAGCCGTTTGAGCAGATGATTGAAAAGTACGGCATACCGAACAAGAGCTACCCGCACTGCAATCGTGAGTTAAAGCTAAACCCGATGCGCAGCTATATCAGGTCGATAGGTTGGCAAGGCGTACAGGTTGCAGTAGGCATTCGCGCGGACGAGCCTAGGCGGCTGCGCAAAGACGCCGAGCGTGACAACATCGTTTACCCAATGGCGCACTGGTGGCCGCTCACCAAGGCGGACGTGCTCGACTGGTGGGAAGATCAGCCGTTCAGCCTTGGGATAGAAGAACGCGAGGGCAATTGCAAATGGTGCTGGAAGAAGTCGGAGAAAAAGCACTTCGCCAACATCGCAAGCAATCCAGAGTGGTATGACTTCCCACGCAGAATGGAACAGATGCACAGCGAAACAAACCGGCCAGGATCGCCGCAAGTGTTCTTTCGTGGGGCGCTGTCAACCGATCTGCTTTTCAAACATTTTGAGGCTGTCAATTTCGACCCGCGCTACCTCGCGCGGGTCGAAGAGACGGGCGGCTGTTCTGAATCTTGCGAAGCGTTCAGCAGTCCGGAAGGAGCCGCTGAAAAATACACATACGAGCCGTTCTCGGAAGAGTGCCCACATTGCGGGGCTGAGTTCGACGACTGGTACGAATGGGCAGAGCACTCAGACTTTTGTGAGGAAAAACAGCAATGAGCAAAGACAACGGCGGGCCGGATAGCGACCGCGAATTGCTGGAGTTGGCGGCTAAGGCCGCTGGTGTTGAGCTTAAATGGTCAAGCGAGCCTGATATGCCGCCAAGGATTGCGCAAACTTGGCATAACTGGAACCCACTAACCGAAGACGGTGACGCGCTTAGGCTTGCGGTTAAGCTGCGGCTGTGCGTCGATATTTACAGCGAGGGTACTACGGTGCGCGATTCGGATCACACCGAAGCTAGCGAGCATAGCGCAGATAATGGCCTGGCAACCCGCCGCGCCATCGTCCGCGCCGCAGCAGCTATCGGCGCCGGACTTGCGCAATTCCCTACAGCCGATGAAATACGGGAGAACTGGACATGACCGACAAAATCCAGCAGGCCAGGCGGGCGGCTTTTGAGGTGGCGCTTGCGCAAAAGAACAGCCAGCGACAAGGGTCAGGCTTTGACGCGCTAAGGCCTGAGGAGGTTCGCAATATGTGGTGGGCCTTCAACGCCGCGCTAGATTGCGTTTTGATTGAGCTGCCGTCTGACCCGAACCATGAATTCAGCGATAGAGCATCAGCGGTCGATGCTTGCCGCGCCGCCATCGAATCCACAAACCTGGGGATCAAGGTTAAATGAATACGCCAGCAGCAGACGCACTAATGCAAGTATTCGGTTTTGAGCGCGTCACCAAGATGGTCTACGAACTCAAGCACGGCGAGCAATTCACGGTAGATGGTTCTGACATCGTTTGGACTTTCCGCAGCATGGACGGCGCCTATTGTTTTGCTAAGTCGAGCACTGGCCAGATTCTCAACTGGTCAGGCCCGGTAACTATCGTGAAATAACACTATACAATCCATCCATCCAACACTATACTGTGCTGAATGGTTACCTAATCGGAGTGGAAGAAATGAAGTCAATCAACCTTGGAAACAACGAAACAGTAAGCCGTGGCGTTGTTGCTGAGCGTGACGGTACATTCACCGCAATGACCTTCACGCAAAGCAAAAACTTCAAGACTGAAGCTGGCGCAAATCGCTGGCTTGCTCGGATGACCGGGAATTGATTTCGGTAGTCCATTACCCTCGCGATGGTGCCACCTACATGCGAGGCCAGTGCGGAGGGCATTCAAGATGCTCGACGCTTGATGTTAGCAAGGTCACCTGCCTTAAGTGTCTTGAGATTATTGGAGCATCGAAGAAATGAACAAATCCGAAGAACTAATCGCCTGCCTAGAAGGCGAGATTGCTAAGCGGGATGCGCGGATTGTGGAACTGGAAAGCGGCCAGTCTGCCGATATGTTCCTGACGCTAACTGGCGAGATTACGCAGCTACGCGCCGAACTCGCCGCGATCAAGGCGCAGGAGCCGGTGGCGTGGGCTGGCGTTATTGAAGATTGCGCATCGCTGTTTGTGACTGAGCCTCAGCTTTGGAAGGCAATACCGCTCTACGCCGCGCCAGTGTCTGAGGCCAAGGCGCAGGGCGAATACGGCGACGCATACCAAGGCGCCCGCGAAGACTTGGCCATATGGAAGCGGCGCGCGCTTGAGGCGGAAGAGAAGGTACTGCAGCAAGAGCAGATTATTGACCACCTAACCAGTGAGGCTCAGGGGGAATCGCGGTTTGGAGAGCCTGTGGTTACGCCCGATGCGCCGTGCGTACCAGACGGCTATGTACTGGCTGACAAGAAAGCGCTCGGCACTGTCTTGCAAGCGCTGGTAAACGCCCCGCATCACATCCGGGAATTGCAAGTCACGCGCCAGCCTGTTGAGCTATTTAGCGACAACCCGATAAACGTGTTGATTGCAAACTATGAAGCACCAGCCGCCCCTGTTCAGCAGCCGAAGTGCAGAACCTGCGACGACAACGGGCGGATCGGCGGCCCGAGCTTCTACGCGCCCGATGAGGGTGGCGAGCCATGCCCAGATTGCTGCGCCCCTGTTCAGCAGGTGAGCGTGCCGGCTAGCGCGTTCGCGTCCAGGGCGATCACGCACTATGAAGCCGCGCTACTGGCTGCATTCCCTTCCGGATCGTCTGGCGAGGTATTCAATCAGTGGAACGAAGCGCGCCGCGTTCTCGCCGCCGACCCAGCAGTGCCGGCAGCGGATGGCTGGATTTCAGCCAGTGAGCGGCTGCCAGGTGAAGATGATCAAGTGCTGTGCTGGTGCGAAGACGAAACAGTTGCATGGGCAGAGGTATCAAGCCATCACAATTCCTTTTTCACGGATATGACGCATGAGCTGCTTCCTGTCACCCACTGGATGCCGCTACCCGCCGCGCCCATCAAGATCGAGGCCAACCGCCATGACCAATAACACCATCCCCAACGTGCCGCGGGAGCTGTTGGAGCGGCTGTCCGGGCTGATTGGCCAGGCATCACGGTATTCCGGCGACTCCGAGGCGTATGCCGCAGCCGACTTGAACGCCCTCCTATCCGCCCCATCGCCTGCTGTCGTGGATGGGCTGGATGTGGTGGCGTGGCTGTGCGAATGGATGGGCGACAAGTGTGGCGGCGTTCATTCGGGGCTGTCAAAGACTAGCCTTGAAGGGTTGCGCCGGTCGCAGGGCGAAGACGTTTTAATCGTTAGCGACGAACCGCTCTGCCGCCTATCAGGCGCCCAGGCCATCATCGACGCGCTGCGGGGTGAGATTGACCAGCAGGCCCAGCGGATTGGCGAGCTGGAGGGGTTGTTGCGGGAGTCATACTCGTTTCTGCCGTCAGCGTTTACTGATTTGTTGTATCGCATCGACGCCGCCCTGTCTGCCGGCAAGGAGGCGGGGTAATGGCCAGGATGAATATTCGCAGCGCACTAGCGCTGGCAGCGGCCCTCTCAGGTGGATCGCTTCCGCCAGCCGTGGAGTCTGCGCAAATGAAGCGCTGCAACGGCGTTTTCCAGGGCAAAGGCCAGCGCAAGGCCAACAAAGCGAACAGGTGGCGTTAATGCACCTAACCAGCCACCACCACGGATTCCTGCGCCACCTAACCGAGTGGCAGGCCGCCGAGATATACCGTCGCCGGCAGATGTGCCTGCGCGCGACACGCAAGGCTGCCGCCGTGTCTGACTCGACCATTGCGCGCAAATTTGAACTGGATCGCACGACGGTTGCCCGGTACATCGCGCAACCCGAAAGCGGCGGCGATGACGGGCGCCTGATCCGCGCCATGGTGGATGGCCGGGACACCCTACTGGCTACGGCGAAGCGGCACACGCTGCAAGCCCTGGCGGACGATTACGGCGTGCCGATTAGCGTGATATTGGCGGCGTCAAAACCTGATATTTGGAGGGGTGGAGAGTGAAAGAGGCAAAAGGTCATGTGCAAATAGCATTTGAGCAGCGCGAGGGAATGGGCATGCTTGAATGGCTTGTTACCCGCGGGCGGGAAATGACGTACACCGAGGCATATTTGTTTATCGGCTACGACTGCCCCAAATCGCTAAAGGCAAAGGTTCGCAATAATCTGCCTGGGTTTAAGTTTCACAGGCGCCCGCGCGTATACACTGATGCCGTTATCAATAAGGCATTTAAGCTGCGATCCGCCGGGAAGCAGTGGGCCGAGGTCGCTGCCGAGTGCGGGCCGTCAATTCAGGCCGCTTGCCGGCGGTATAAGGTTCGGCTGAGCAAACAACCCCCGCGACCGGAGGTGTCCTGCACCGCCAAAAAGAGGGTGGGGTGATGGCCGGCGGTAGACAGCGCGGCGCAGCGCAGACCCTCGGGCGTGCGGAGTTGGCGCTGGCGTATGAGCTGCGGTGCGAGGGGTGTTCGTGGCGCAACATAGCCATAGGTCTAGGACTTAACCCGCAGACGCTTGAGCGCGCCATTGCACGCCTTACGACTGAGCGCGACAAATGCCTAAACTAATCGCCCAGTGGTGGATCGCCATGCTTACGACGTGGCTTGTTTGGGCGCTGGTTGCGCCTATCACGTTCGAAGCGCGCAAGGTTATACAGCCAATCGACTATAACTGTCCGTCGCCAGCTATAACTCACGGCGTAGGCTCAGACCTGCGCACCTACAGCAAGCCGAGGGATTTATGCAGTCAGAACCGATAGCGCGCCGGCAGTTCGACACGAATCCGAAGTGCGACATTTGCGGGAAGCAGCGTTCGATTCGTGTGCATTCCCGTTGCAGCAAAATCAGGCAGCGTAAACATTTACAAACTGATATAGTGTACAAACCAAAACAGGAGTGACACACATGCAAGAAAAAACAGAACGCAATGCTGAAATCGTCGAGATGCGGAAAACGATGTCAGTCGATGAGATCGCCGCAAAGCTCGGCCTTAACCGTCAACGCATCTACCAGATCCTGCGTCGGGCTAAGGCGCGTGCGGAATGAGCACAAGCGACGGCAGCACTGCCGCAAACATCCTAACAGCCGCTCTAGGCCACATGCGCGACCGTGCGGCCACATACGATAAGCCAGAAGGCGAACGCAGCATGGGCGCGACGGTTGACGCCTTCGAGGCTGTAACCGGCGTATCCATGACAGAGGAGCAGGGGTGGCTGTTCATGGCGCTTCTAAAAGCCGTGCGCAGTCAGCAGGGCGCCTATCGTGCGGACTCTTATGAGGATGGCGCGGCTTACTTTGCGCTGGCTGGTGAGTCTGCTGTTCGGGATCGTAATGGCGGATGGGATGACAAGGCGATTAAGGCTGCTGCATTGCCTAGCGCATTCGGCCAGCAAAACATGATCGACCCGGCAGACGTAGACATCGCCAGCGAGATTGACGACGACAGCGAGCGCATGCAGGCGATTGGGCAGAATGGCGAGATGGCGTCAGAGGTTTATGCGGCGGTTGATGGCGCTCCAAGTTGGCGTGATGCACCTTCATGGGCGCAATGGCTAGCTCAGGATAGCGGTGGGCGATGGCATTGGTTTGAGTGTCCAATCTATGCCGACTCAGACTATGAAGAGTGGTATGAGCAGGAAGGCTTTAACGGTTGCGTAGAAAGAGCTGGTGAGCCAGAGGAGCGTAACGAGAACTGGAGTAAAACGATGCAGGCCCGACCAGTCAAATAACCATATACACACCCGCGCAGTCGCTATACACTGCGCGGACTAACCATGAAAGGAGTGAGTAAAATGAGCAAGGTAACAGAAGGCTGGAGCCGCAATCGTGGTCGCAAATGCCCAGTCGAAAGCGGAACGCTTGTTGATCTGCAATTACGCGGAGGGGTTATCCATATTGGCAAATTCTGCGATAACCATACTTGGATTCATACCGGCGAACCGTTCGACGTGATGTATTACCGCCTGCACAAGCCAGTAGATCAGGTAGAGGCGTGCAGTAAGCCAGATCCGTGTGACTCAGCAAAGCGCGACTCCGACTACGTATGCTGGATGCGCGACCGCATCGCCGAAATCGACGCCACAACTCAGGCGCTAACAACCAAGCGCGCCGAACTCGTGAAGAAACTGGCTAGCGAAGGGTTTGCGTTGATTGGGCGGGCGGTTGAGCCTGTCGAGGATATGAGCGATTGGCGGAACTGGAAGGTTGGGGATATTGTGGAGTGTGTAAGTCACAATGAGCGATGGTCTGCAAAGTTTGCTATAGGGTCAGTAAATGTCATCAAAGAAATAATTACCGATAGCGACGTTCCGGTTGATTTAACAATCAATATTGGCTATTACGTTAGCCCTTTCGACTTCAAGTGGCACTCCCGCCCATCCGCCTAACCAACCAACGGCCCGTCACTAGGCGGGCTTTTAAGGAGTAAACGAACATGAGCCAACACACAGCAGTGCTACTCAGCAAGCTGAACAAGTACGAAACATCACACGGATGGCACTTTATCGCCAGCATCCTGACTGGCGGGCTTTGGATCATCATGTGGATTTTGTTCGCAATCAGTAACGCAATTGAGCGAGGTAAGATTGAGCGACAGATCAACAAGCTGTTGGCGGCAAAGGAATAACCCGCTACACTTGCAGCCACACCCCCCGCGCTTAAATGCGCCCAGTGGCCAGCAAACTGGAAACGACGGACAAGCCTTGCGAAATCGGTATTACTCCACCGAATAGCGGCCCCTGGATTTGATGGCAGAGCGGGTTTAAAATCCTTCTACGCCTTGCCAGGCGGCTCGAAAGGCAGGACTAGCGACCCTAAGTCGCTATTTATTCGCATGGTTCCTGATTGCTAGCGGACGCGCTAGAAGACGTGTAAGCGGACTCACGACCGCACAGGAATCAGCCGAATGAATGCCTAGCGCAGCACGCAGGAACCCGAGCAGATAGCGTGCAGTTTTGCTGTATCGGGTGAGACCTAGGCATCATTGGCAGGCAGGTGAACTGGAACATGAGCGGCGAGGCTTGACCTTCTGGAGTCCGTCCGTAGTAGCCGCTGGCTGATCGCCGGCAGCCTGCAACTTATCTGGCTCGCCATGTGCGGGAACAGAAACAGCGCCGCCATTTGGCGAGGCTAGCAGCAACACAGCCCCGACACGGATTAAAACCCGGCGCTCGGGGTTTTTTCTTGCCTGAAAAAATAGTGTTGACTATGTATAGTGTCGCGTATATAGTTAACCCATCGAAGCAAAACAACCACGGAGTAAAGAAAATGGCACGCAAAGAAAACATCTACGCAGTAAGCACTGAAACCAATCAGATTGTTCGCGTCTCGCGCACCTTTCAAGCTGCTATAGAGTTTCGCGCCATGCAGTACGCAGGCAACGTTTACCTTTGCACTTCAGAGTTTCAGTGCCTCAAGAAAGGCGACACCATCTCAAATATCGTTGACTTCCTGTGAGTATCACATGGGGCTTGACCGGTCGCGGATCCGAAAAGACCGCGACGGTTTACTGCGGAAAATGCCGCGAGATTCTCGAAAGTGGCATTCCAGTAGGCGAGGCTAGATATGCTGCGGCAGGATTTGAGATTGTTCACAAATGCAGAGAGAGTAAAACCAAAGCCCCTTAACTGGGGCTTTTTCTTGCCCGCAGTTACCATATGCAGCTATCATGCCAACTACACAACCGGCAAAGCGGACGCCGCACATGGATCAAACATTCATCAACTGGGCACTCGGCATCCTTAGCATGCTTGGAGGCTTTCTGCTTAACGCGGTATGGCAATCGGTAAAGGACTTGCAGAAGGCTGACAAGGAGTTGGCCGAGAAGGTTGCCTCAGTTGATAAGCTAGTTGCTGGTGATTACGTGCGGCGCGACGAGTTCCTAGATATGACGAAGGCTCTATTCTCAAAGCTAGACAGGATCGAGGATAAAGTTGATCGGAAAATCGACAAATGAAAGAGCTAGCCTTCTGCTTTTGTGTCGTGATTGGTTTCGCTGGTGGCGCATGGGTAGGCAGTGAGCTTGCAACAAAGTCGGCGCGCGACGTTATCGGCAAAGAGTGCAGAGGCGCCGGGGCCTTCACGATCCGGCAGACTGGTTTCGAATGCTGGCCGGTTAAGAAATGAGCCGCCACAGCTCCCCCGACCTCGGGCTAACCGAGAAAAACATGGCGTTCGCCCGCTCAGTCGTGCTCGATGTTAAGCGCGACAAGATAATGGGCGACCATTACCGGGAGATTTTCGGCGGCAACATGAATCGGGATTCGTATTCAAGTTGCGCCAGTCGGCTCTGGCGCTCGCCGGTTATCATGGAATACGTCGAGAAACTGCGAGAGGAAATGCGGGAGCGTTTTATGGTTACTGTTGAAGACTTACTTATTGAGCTGGAAGAGGCGCGCCAGGTTGGGCTTAAAACCGAGTCGGCCGGCCCAATGGTTGCAGCCACAATGGGCAAAGCGAAGCTATGCGGACTCGACAAGCAGATCATTGAGCACCGAGGTAATGTCGATCAGCCGCTAGTGATTGAGCTGACTCCGAGTGAAAATTAAGCTAACGGCGGCGCAAACAAAGGTTTGGCAGGCAGATAGTCGATTCAAGGTGCTGGTGTGCGGTCGGCGCTTCGGTAAAACCTATTTGGCGCTTACCTGGCTGATCCGCAATGCGCTGCGAGATGGTGGATTGCACTACTACATCGCCCCGTCATACGTCATGGCAAAGCAAATTGCCTGGCGCCTGCTAAAAGACCTTATAGGCGACAAGGCGAGCAAGAAGAATGAAGCCGACCTCCTTATCGAGCTGCCAAACGGCGGCATAATCCAGCTAAAGGGCGCTGAAAATCGCGACAGCCTGCGCGGCGTGTCGCTGCGGTCTGCCGTGCTGGATGAGTTCGCCTACATGGCTGAGGAAGTATGGACGGAGGTAGTGCGCCCCGCCACATCCGACCAGCAAGCACCAGTCTTATTCATCACTTCGCCTGCCGGCTGGAACTGGGCCAAGAAAGCCTATGACCGCGCCATGAGCGGAACCGACCCTGACTGGAAGGGCTGGACGTTCACCACGGCGGACGGCGGCAACGTCAAACCAGAGGAAATTGAGAGCGCGCGCCGTGAGCTGCCTGAGCGAACCTTTGCCCAGGAATACCTGGCCAGCTTTGAAACGCTTTCTAACCGCGTCTACAGCTACTTTGACCGCCTGCAAAACGTATCTGCTGAGATTGGCTGCGAGACTGGCCATCCTGTGCTTTATGTGGGTGTCGATTTCAACGTGGATCCCATAACTGCCGTCATCGGTGTCAAGGTCTCGGATCAGCTGCACATCTTTGACGAAGTGAAGATCCGCAACAGCAACACGCAAGAATTAGCAGATGAGATCAAGGCGCGCTATCCAAGCCACAAGATCAAGGCGTACCCAGACCCGGCAGGACGGCAGCGTAAGACCAGCGCGGGCGGTAAGACCGACTTTTCTATTCTCGAGCAGTCAGGCTTTGACGTTATCGCGCCGCGCGCTCATCCGGCAGTGGCCGACCGAATCAACGAAGTGCAGGCCATGCTAAAGAATGCTAACGGTGATCGCCGCCTATTCATTCACCCGCGCTGCGTGCATCTAATCGAGTGCATGGATGGTCTGACATACAAGAAAGACACAAATCAGCCAGACAAGAACAGCGGCCTTGACCATATGACAGACGCGCTTGGCTATCTTGTGCATAGCGAATTTCCGATACATCGGCCAGTTATGAATATCCCGGTGCGTTTCGGGTACTGAGATACTAGACACCGCCCGCGCATCGTGTATAGTGCTATGGCGGATTGGCCGCGATTGGAGTGGAAGAAATGAACGAACAGATTGATTGGAGTAAGGCGCCGGAAGGGGCTACGCATTACGTTCCAGCGCCTAATGATTTACATCGTCCAATATGGCTAAAAATGGAGGGCGGCACCGTTCTAAATGTCGGGTATATGGGCCACGCCCACTGGGCGC